AAGCAGGAGACTTAGGCTACTTTAAACTTGACGTTCTAAATAATAGTGTGTACAAGGGCATTGAATCTGAAAGCGAACTAGATAACCTTTGTACCATGGAACCAATGTGGAACCTCTTTGGTCACAAGGAAATTGTAGAACAGTTATTTCATATTAATAATCATAATGATATTGTATCACAGCATCTTCCTACAAACATAGATCAATTAGCAATGATACTTGCTATGATTAGGCCTGGTAAAAGACATTTGGTTGGAAGAAGTTGGACAGAGATTGAGTCGCAGGTATGGATATCTCCTGATAGCAATTCGTACTTCTTTAAGAAGTCACATGCGTATAGTTACGCGATGGCTATAATTGTACAACTAAACAAGATTGTTATCGATCTTTCCTAACTAACTGTATTGTTCGTCTCTTAATTCTTTTCTTAACGATTTTTTGAATACTAGTAACTGGTCCAAACAATACCTCAACATCTTTATTATTAAACGTTCGTAAGCAACGTCTAAATGATTGCATCTCTTGAAATAAAAATATATCAATTGGTATTTGTCTGTTCGATTCCCACCACCATGTTTCTGCTAATGAAACAAAGTCTTTTTTCTCTTCTGGTGAGCCTAATTTATCGTAATCGTAGAAAGAAGTTACAGTATTATCTTGATTCTGTACTATGCCAAAGTATTCCTTTCCACCTGATGTAATCATTGTGAAAAACGGAAACTTCTCTTCTATTTCTTTTTGGTCCTGCATGACTTTTATTTATAAAGAAAATGATAAATATAATGGAAGGAATGAGCATGTATGAGCAATGTAACACTATATTCTTACAGAATAAACCAAATAGACCTTGTAAAAAAGCAAGAAAACCTTTTTCTGGATAATAAAACTATGAACAAAAGAGAATTTACAGCACATAAAGGAATGGACAATAAGTTTTTTATTAGTCTGCGTGACCAAGATAGAAAACTACAAAATGTGTTTACAACAGAGATTAAAGCAGACATAATAAAGTATTCTAGCAACGAAAGAGTGCTAACAAAGTATGCTACACCAAGTTTAGAAAAAGGTCAAGCAGAACTAATACTAGCAGAATCAGATCTTAGTAGTCTAAGTCCAGGACAATATAAAATATCTTTTAAATTTTTAGAAGAAGACGGTACTACAACACCTGTATTTTCAGATTACAACGGCGGAGTACTATGTACATTAATTATAAAAGAAGATGCTAATCCTCAACCAGTATCAACACAGATTGCTACTGTGTGGAACCAAACAAAAGATACCAACGGTGGCGATCCAGCAAACGTATTTCTAAGTGGTAACTTTGCTGGTAATAAAACATATAACTTTAATAACGCAAATCATACTGTAGGTTTATACGCAAGTGGCTTTACTGGTAATGTGTTTATAGAAGGAAGCCTAGGACTCGAAGCACCATCAAGTGACGACAGTAATTGGGCACCTATTTCCATACTCAACAACTTATCTAATGTACCATTAGTAAACGCAACTGGTCCGATATATTATACTTTTACAGGTAACTTTAATTACTTGAGATTTAAATATTCACCAAGTGCGGCTAATTCAGGAACCTTCACTAAAATTCTACTCAGAAATTAAATACATGTATGCACATTTTAAACGATGGCAAACATGCGTTAGTATTCCCGGCTAGATGCGGTACTCGATGGATTGCTGAAAAACTATACGACCACAACCTACTCCCTACTAAAGGACCACACCATAGATTTGAGTGGGACGACTCAGTAGATGTAGAAATTTTCATGTTTGTAAGAAACCCGTTTATTAGAGAACGCAGTATACATAGGTGGTTTGTTGAAACAGGAGCCAAAACATTCGAAGATTGCTCGTTTGAGGACTATGTTAACAGCAACTTATTTGATGAAATTCCGTCTTGGTACACTGATTACGGTGACCTTAACAATAAAGTACAACATATACACCTTGACAATGTGAATGAATTTTTAAAAGACAAATTTAATATAGTAGAAGAGTATGATAATTCGTATGCCATGGTACATGACAACCAAGATGATGCTACTATATTCAGTAACCCCCAAATAGTAGATAGAATATTACTAAAATACCAAGAAGACTTAAAACACATACAATTTGACTTGACAAACTATACACTATAATGTATAATATAATCAATGGATCACTCTGACGCAATACAACAGGTACATGAATTACTAACATCTCATATACCGCAGAAACATAAAAGAACGCCTGCTGGTTGGGTTACATTCAGTTGCCCTATGTGTAATGACAGAAGGAATAGAGCAGGTGTTATTGCTACTGGACCTAAGATAGCATTTAACTGTTTTAACTGTGGGTTTTCTACAGGTTGGTCTCCAAGTAAGAAAATAGGCAAAAAGTACAGAGATCTTGTAGTAAAATTAGGTGCTACAAACGAAAGTGTAAAAAGATTAGTACTAGAGCTCATGAAGATTGAAGAGTTTGGCGACGAAACTGATGACATAGTAGTCAACTATGAAAAATTTAAACCAGTTGAACTGCCTAATGCTATTAGTTTAAATGATATACCGACATTACCGTATAATAAGATACACAACAACATATTAGAATACGCATACAGCAGAGGTTTACTAAAAACACAATACAACTTTTTTGTGTGTGACAACTTAATGATGAAAAACAGATTGATTATACCATATTACTATAATCAAGAGATGGTTGGTTTTACAGGTAGACACATTAATCCGCCTTCAAAAGAAACACCAAAGTATATTAACAACAGTCAAGCAGGCTATGTGTTTAACATAGACAAATATGTGTATTCAGATAGAGACATAGTAGTAGTTACTGAGGGTGTACTTGATGCTATATTGATTGATGGCATTAGTCCGCTAGGTAACACAATGAACGAAAGACAAGTACAGCAGATAAATTCGTTAAATAAACGTGTAATTCTTTGTCCTGATAGAGATACTCCAGGCAAAGATTTGATAAAGCAGGCCGCTGAACTAGGGTGGGAAGTAAGTTTTCCGCCCTGGGACCCTGATTGTAAAGATGTTGGCGATGCGGTTACCAAGTATGGTAGACTGTTAACATTATCGAGCATAATTAAACATGCAGTATCAAATGAAGTTAAGATAAAAGTACAGAGCAAAATGTTATGAGTGAAATAAAAGATTACGGCGAAGATATACAAGAACTATTTTTAAGGTTCTTAGTAACAGATGCGGATGTATTTGTAAGAGTAAACAGTATTGTTGAACCTTACATGTTTAATAGGAAATACAGAGATGCTGTAGCATTTCTAAAAGACCATGCTGGCAAGTATGCGAGTATTCCTACATTAGAACAACTAGAAGCAGTAAATGGACTAAAACTTAAACCTGTAGAAGATGTACACGAAAGTCATATGAACTGGTTTATGGATGAATTCGAAACATTTTGTAGACACAAGGCGTTAGAAAAAGCAATATTAGATAGTACAGACTTATTAGAGCAACATGACTATGGTAGTGTTGAAAATTTAATTAAAGAAGCAAGTGCTATTGGCTTAGTTAGTGATTTTGGTATAGAATATTACGAAAATCCTAAAGAACGATTACAATGGATTAAAGATCAAGCAGGTGGCATAAGCACAGGCTGGAAAAAGTTCGATCAAAAACTGTTTGGTGGACTAAACAGAGGAGAACTAACAGTATTTGCTGGAGGTTCGGGTGCTGGTAAAAGTTTATTCTTACAGAATTTAGGAGTTAACTGGAGTCAAGCAGGTCTTAACACAGTATATTTAACGTTAGAGTTGAGCGAACAACTGACTAGTATGCGGGTTGATGCTATGGTCAGTGAGTACGCAACTAGAGATGTTATGAAAAATATGGATGATGTCCATTTAAAAGTAATGATGAAGGGCAAAGGCGCAGGCAAATTCCGTATTAAACAGATGTCAAACGGTATTAATTCTAATGATCTTAGGTCATTTATAAGAGAATACGAAATACAGACAGGTATTAAAGTAGATTGTTTGTTAGTTGACTACTTAGATCTTATGATGCCAATAAGTGGCAAGGTATCGCCTAGTGATTTGTTTATTAAAGACAAATATGTGTCTGAAGAATTGCGTAATTTAGCAGTTGAACTTAACATATTGTTAGTAACGGCATCGCAGTTAAACAGGGGTGCTGTAGAAGAAATAGAATTCGACCACAGTCATATTGCTGGTGGTATTAGTAAGATCCAGACAGCAGATAATGTTATTGGTATCTTTACTAGTAATGCTATGCGAGAACGCGGTAGATATCAGATACAGTTTATGAAAACACGTTCTAGTAGTGGTGTTGGTAGCAAAGTGGACTTAAAATTTAATCCTGAAACATTGCGTATTGAAGATTTAGATGACGAGGACGAGGGTTACGACACCATGCAGACATCAACCCTGGTTGCTGGACTACAAAGATCGTCCGCAATTAGGACAGAAGAGAGCGAACCAGAGACGCAAAGTATTGACGCTACTAAACTGCAAGGTCTGGCTCTCAGAGACTTGCTGAAGAAAAAGTAATAACTTTGATAAATATGCTTATAGCAGGAAATTAAATATGTCAATAACAAAAAAATCGATATTAGAGGAACTTAATTCAGTTGTCTCTCAAAGAAACAAACTGGATGTAGTAGCCACACGTGGTAACCACATAATTAAAAGTGCGATTAACCTAATAGACCTTATCGAAGAAAATTTTGATGACTCCCAAGCACTAGATCTACAACGTAGATTAGTCAATGCTATCAAAGGCAGAAAGCCTGAACGTTTTGCTAAAGGCGTTCAAATAGTCAAAGAGTCAAGAAATGAAGATATTTGAAATTAATAGCAACATGCCACAGGTCATCAATAAAGTAGACTATGTCGGCAAAACAAGAAAAGTCCAAGTAACATCAATAGATCTTAAGAACAGCGATGCCGCTGAGCTAGACTATAACGGAAGACCCATTAAAGGCCATCTGTTTGTTGTAGGGAATTTTCAAAATTGGAAAGATATTAGAGATAACAGAGACATAACTGGCGGAGTGTTATATCACAGGCAAATAGATATGGACGGACGTCTTGTTCGTGTAGATGATAAACAACTAACAACAGCAATAGTTAACGCAAAAGATGCAGAAAATAGATCACCGAGCATGGTTGATAAAATAAAAGGAAAGTTTTCTGATCTAGTTGATCCAAATGACCCAACTAGCGATGCTTATGATATTTTATCTAGAGAAAAGAATGCCGGGTTCAATACAAATACAGATAAGATATCGGTACCACTTATTAAAGGTGCCTCGAAGTTAGGTAAAGGTGCCGGAAGGCAATACAAAAAAAGAATTCGACCGGGTTTCAACGCCGTTAGCAACAAAATAAAAGATGCGTGGGCAAAAAGACAGAAGCCTAAAGAAAGGCCTACACTATGAGAGCAGTAGATCTCACTAAATCATATCTGAAAGAGTGTACAATTTACCACAGACTAGATGAAAATAAAAATACACATTTAGAACACTTAGAAGATTTAATATTTAACAACGGACTTACTGGTGGTAAACAAGCAGTAGATTATCTAGTAAGTTTTTACGAAATGCTTAAAGGCAGTTCTAAAACAAAATTCAATCTAACAACCAAATGGGATGGAGCACCGGCTATATTTGCTGGTATTGATCCTGCTGATGGTAAATTTTTTGTTGGTACTAAAGGTGTGTTCAACAAAAGTCCTAAACTAAATAAAAGTTTAGCAGACATTAAATCAAATCATCCAGACAAATTAGTAAAAGGCGAAACGCAAAGTGCCGAAGGACTTAGAAAAAAACTAATATCAGCATTTACAAATTTACGAAAATTAAATTTCACAGGTGTTGTACAAGGAGACATGCTGTTTACCAAAGACGATATTCAAACAGCAACTATCAAAGGCGAAGAGTTTATTGTGTTTAAACCAAACACTATTATATATGCTGTTCCTAAAAACAGTAACTTGGCAAAAGAGATTCTATCAGCAAATATAGGTATTGTATTCCACACAGAATATGTAGGTGGTCCAACACTAGCAGATATGAGTGCTAAGTTTGGGTATGATGCTAGTGCACTGGGCAATGGCGCCAATGCTGGTGTATGGTATAGAGATGCTATAATCAAAGACTACTCAGGTCAAGTAACAATGACAGCAGATGAGTCCGCTTCATTGAAAGCATCAATTGAAACAGCAAATAGTAAATTATCAAGCATTGGTGATTTAGAGTTTTTAAAGAACAACGAGTTCGGTCAAAACTTAAGAGAAAGAATAAAGACTAGTGTTAATAAAATTATAAGAGACCAAGGACGATTCGAGCAAGATCCAAAAGCATTTGCTACAGCATTTATAACCGACTACAAAACTGTTATGAAAAAAGCAATTGACTCAGTAAAAACAGATAAAACTAAAGTTGCTAAAACACAACTTATGCTTAATGGTATTAAATTTTTAGAAGACAACACGCAAGAAATAGTTAGTGCGTATGTAGTTTACTTAGAACTTATCAGA